CTAAGTAAACCGTCCAAGATGCCCGGGTTTTCAATTGGTATACCAGCCAAAGAATGTAAGACAGGCGCCAAGCTTAGAAAAATTAAAGGCTCAGTCTGTTATGGCTGCTATGCTCTTAAAGGCTGCTACGTGTTCCCGGATGTACAAGCCGCGCAATACAAAAGATTAAAAGCAATTAAAAAGAAAAAATGGATTTTAGCAATGGCCCATCAAATAAATTCTAAAAAGGTGAAATTTTTTAGATGGCACGACTCAGGAGACGTGCAAGATCTAGATCATTTAAATAAAATATATGAAGTTTGCAAATTATCTCCAACAGTTAAACACTGGATGCCGACCCGTGAAGCGTGGATCGCGGACCATGTAACACGAGCCCCGGACAATTTAATTATAAGGTTCTCCATGCCGATGGTTGATCAAGTAGCGTGCGGCAGCTGGCCGAATACGTCAACGGTTGTGACTTCAGGCGCTACTTGCCCGGCACCAGCTCAGGGCGGTAAGTGTCGAGACTGTCGCGCATGCTGGACTAAATCAATTAAAAATATTAGTTATGGTAAACACTAAAAAAAATTCCCATGTGGAATATCTGGATCAGGTCATTAGCTGTGGCATAAGGAGACGTCCTTCGTCCGGGCGTGCACCTGGTCCGGGCCCTAAGCTACAAGCTGCAAGCCTCAAGCACCAAGCTCACTAAGCTTCAAGCAGCAAGCTTCAAGCCCCAAGCTGCAAGCATCAAGCTTCAAGCCGCAAGCTACAAGCTCCATGATTCGTGAACCACGGAACATTTGAAAACGATTCGCGGTTCTTGGACCACGGGCCTCGGCTAGTATGAATGTGTTGTGTGGATGTCTTAAATGAAACGCAATTTGGTGTGGTGAAAACTTTAATTTTATACCCTTGGTTACTTTTAATTCAATAGTGAAAAAGTGGCCATTAGTATTGCAAACTAATAGATCAGGAGTGCCAAGAGAGCTAAGGTTTTCAAGCCTTGTGAACGAAAACTGAGGCCAAGCTTTACGCACTTTTTGGTATAGTTTAGCCTCTGGTCCCACTTACTTTTTTGAGGTAATGGTGTCTTTATTATCTGTAGGTTTAACTGCACTATTTTTACTTGATGTTAGTGACGCTAGCATACCTATAATTGAAGCAACTTCTCCATATGGTCTTGTCCATAAATATTGCAACAATTGTTTTCTTTTTTCTTCGGTTAGTTCAAACATTTTTCCTCCTTCCTATGTGTCTTTCATTAATTTACTATCCAGATGTAATTTCTTTTCAACCATAGTTTTCATAACTAATCGTACACCTGTTTGACCTATGATTGGATTTTCCTGTACTTCCATTCTTCTTATTTCTTCTAAGTAACCATCTCGTTCAACATAAATTCTAGCAGTGCTAATAGCATTACCTTTAAGCTTATCTGTGAACGTACTTAAAAATTGTTGAAGATCTTTAACGAGCATTATTTCTCATATTTAAAATATCATCTATTTCTTTTGCTAGACGTTTATTATCTCTTGCTAATTCTTCTACTTCTCTAATCTTTACACCTAATAAATCTTTATCTGTCTGATGCATTATAATATAATCTCTCATATTCATTCTTAACTTATCTATAATTTTATCTTTATCTCCTAATCTACGCTCTAGATCCAATAAACCTCTATCATCATTTGTGATGGTAGATTCATTTTCATGGCTTATATCTTCTCCATGTTCTTTGTGTTTTATATACGTACGTTTATCTTTCATCTATTGACAATATAGCTATGTTACCTTAAATTGTCAATATGGGAGTTCCAAAAAGATTAACAGAAATGCAGAAAAGATTTGCTGAATATGTAGTGTTCAATGAAGGCAGAACTACGGCAAGAGATGCCGCTATTGAAGCTGGTTATAGTAAAAACAGGGCAAGTGTTGAAGCATCAGAATTACAAAATCCTAGACTATCACCCTTAGTAGTACAATACATTGGAGCATTAAGAGAAGAAAAATTAAAGAAATATGAAGTCACCTACGATAGGCATGTAGCAGAACTTGGTAAAATTAGAGAAGCAGCTTTAAAGAAGAATGCTTTTTCCGCTGCGACCAACGCTGAAAAGAATCGTGGCATGGCTGCAGGATTATATATAGACCGAAAGATAATAAAAACAGGTAAACTAGAGGACCTATCAGAAGAAGAACTAGAATTAAAAATGAAAAAAATACTAGATGATTACGCGCCGATTTTAAATGCAAAGATTGTTGAGGCATTACCAGAAGAAGTTAATGAATCTTCGTCATCTTCTTTACACAAGAAGTCGGAAAAACAGAACGTTCCGAAAAGTGAATAGAGCCGTCATCTTCAACATCATAACCTGCAAAAATTCTAACAGTCTCAGCATCTTTACTAAACAACCAACCTTCACTTACAGGTGTTGCTAACTTCATAGCTTTAAATTCTTTCTCTGAACCCCAGCCTCCTTCAGTAATTATATCAATCCAATCGATACGATATCTACTGTAAGGAAACTTAACTTGTAGTTTAACAGTCTTTGGTTTTTCGTAGCTATTAATTCTTCTAGATTTATTTTTGGATTTCATATATGTATATGTATGGTAAAAAAATCAGTTTTTCCAGTTTTTTGTATCGCGCGCGTGCTGGCAAACTGAGATACTGCTTAAAGTGACACTATAATCTGTCACATGACACTATTTTTTAGGACAAAGTGTCTACCCTAAAGTCATATATACCAACACTTCTAGACCAAAGTGACAGAATGACATTATTTCTATAGTAGTTTTTTTTTTTATTTTTGTTTTTTTTACCATACATATACATCAGAGCATTTAGAATGATTCTAATCTATATAAAACACATTCTCGTCACATTTCAAACACTTTTCTGCCCCGTGTTCCCTGGTCCGTGAACCGTGCACTCTGGTCCCTGGGCCATGGTAGGAGGTGCTATTGTAGTGTGTGATGAAAATGGGGTTAAAAGCCCACCACAATAGCCTTAGGACGGCTTCGCCCCGTTCTCTAACTCGGTTGCTTCTCATAATCTTTAATCTTTTCCTTCCATATTAGTTCCTTTAAAAGGATCGTTCTGTGTGTCTCTTTCAAATTCTTTTAACAATTTATCTGGATCTACCTTCGCTCGTTCTTTCTCATCATGAATAAGTTCATTGTACATATCCAATCTTTTTAAAAATTTATGTTTATATTTTCTTAATTGAAGGCCTTCGACTTTGAATTCTTGATAATATAGGTCAGGCGTGCATACCATGATAACTCCCTGTTCAATTTTACTGCCGTAGACGTAGTCGTGAGCCATCGCATAGGCAGAAATTTGCAAATAATAGTCTTCAATCCATTCTTCCTTCTTCGGTCGATTAGATTGCTTAAAGTCAACCACAGTCTCTTTTGAATTGTGTAAACAAATAAGATCTGTTGAACCCGCGTAGAGCCCAGGATAGTGTAGCATAACTTCACTGCCGTAATACTCTTCCACCGGTGTAAGACCCACCTCGATAATTTTGTTAGCCATGGGCCGTGCTTCGTTACCAATAAGTGTAAGGTCCTCGTAGCCTGTACCCTGAACATGGTGTTCCAAGAATTTGTGCATAGCGGTTCCCCGACTAGCACTATGATTTTTGATTCTGTCTGCTTCTTTTTCACCGACTCTGGCCTTCCATCTTTTTAAAAAGTTTTGATTTTTTGTAGCGCCTAATACCGTAGTCACACTGGGAAGTCTATAATTACTTATCTCATAAACTCTTTTTCCGGATTCGGCGTCTGTGATCTGTTTTCCTGTTATGTACTTGTATTTGTTACTTTTTTTTATCATCCCGCTCCTTTTTATTTAACTTAGATTGTTTATAACTTTCCTTCAACTCGTCTTGTTCTTTTTGAAATCTATTTTGTTCCTCTAATTTTTTAATCAACTTATTATATTCCTTTATGTCCTTATCCGTCATCATTGTTCTTACCAAATATCACCTTCCAGTTATCCCTATATTCATCCGTTGATGGCCTTGACATTCCATCAAATGCAAACCCACTCGTTTTAGTTTTCTTAGGTTTAATGTTTTTACCTTTTTCATCTCCTTTACCTAATTCAGGTTCAATGTATCTTCTACCTTTTTTCATTTTGTCCTCGCAAACATTTCATTAAAAACTTCATGTAATGTTTCTATAATTTTATCTATATCATTTTCCAAATAAATTGCAGACTGTAATACTCCTTCTAAATTATCTCCTAATTTTCCCATCCCTGAATTACAAGCTCTACACAACCACCCCCTAAAGGTAGTTGATCCATGAATATGATCTAGTTCAAGAAGTTTTTCAACTTTTTTATGACAACAGTCGCAACGTTCTGGTTTTGGAGGAGCATTCCTTTTCGCGACCCTTACCTCTAAAGATATTTCGCTCTTACATTGGCGGCAAATTTTCTTAAGATACCAGGCCCCGTCACTTCTTAAAACCTGGGTTGTAAATGCCGTTGTGGGAAGAATTTCATGACATTCTTTACATTCCTGCATATCGGTTTCTTTTCCTACAATTTTAATCTCTCCTCTATAGTAAAAATTTTCATGATTTTTATACTTGATTTTTTTACCACGAGATGTGTTCCAGTAAGGAACTGTATTTAAATTTGAATCTCTTTTTGGTCCAGGTGCAGCCATTTTATTTCCTAACCGTAATGGTCCACGGTGCGTTAGCGGTTCTCAAACCTTCCTTGCT